ATTTGTTCTGGTGTTGCATCGGGTGGTAGTAAAAATCTTGCTTTTTTCTCTGCAGCTAAAACACTTTGTTGTTTTTTACTTAATTGTGAACCAATAGCTGTAGATACTGCAGCTTGTCTTCTTTTATCTAATAGTGCTTGTCTTGCATCATCTTTTTTTACAAATTGTTGATAGCCCAAACCCAAAGCATCTATAGGATCTGCGCCACTAGCTAAAGCAAAACCAACTGTGCCAAGAGGTAGTGGTGTTTTTTTAACTGGAGATAATTCATTCATAATATTAATTATATCTTCCGCTTGTGTTCTTGCTAAATCAGGATTAAGAGTTCCATTAGCTAACTGTTTCCTGTCTTCAATACCAGACATAATACCATCATTAGCTGGTCCACCTCTTCTGAACATTGGTCTTCTTAAAGTTCTAGACACTAAAATATTCTCCCGTATATGTCCGCTCCTGCCAGACCTATACCCAAAGCTTTCATCAACGGACTTGCTTCTGCTGCAGCTGGTGCTTCACCTACTCTTATAGTACCTGCACCTGGTGTGATACCTGCAATACCTTGACCGAATCTAGCCAAAGCTTGTCTTGGTTCATCGATTGCCATCTGTGCTGCTTGTCTTTGTGCATCCAATACTGCTTGAGTTTGTGCTTGTTGCGCTGCACCTAATGTGCCTAGACCAGATATTTGTGCTCTACTAAAGTCTTGTGCTCTTGCACCCAGACCTGATTGTAGCTCTGAAATACCCATTTGATTTGCTAAATCTTGTTGTCTTCTTGCTGCTGCGTTTTGGAAACCTTGTTGTTGTAAGTTAGCAAATGTTTGTGCTCGATTCCTGTCACTTGCTGCTTGATACTCGGCTCTTTGTACACCTTCTCTACCACCACCAAACGCACCAGGTGTCCCTAATGCTGCAGCTGCTTGTTGATTAGCTCTGATTGCTGCTTGTCTATCAAACTCTGCCATCGTTGTATCAATAACTTGTTGTTGATATGGTGATGTGTATGATGCAATAGATCCAACACCTGTGCCTGCACCTGTTCCTGTTAGTGCAGTCGCTGCATCTGCAGCTGTGCCTGCTTTTGTTAAGAATGGTTGAAAAGATCCAAGACCACTAGCCATAGCTCTTGCATCTTTTTGTAATTGTGTTTCATCTGCAACTGTTGGTGCAAGTTCTGCCATACCTGCTCTTGTAATACCAAACTGTTGTGCTTGTGCTTGTCTTTGTGCAAACTGTGCAGCTGTTTCACCAGGTTGTTGAGTAGTTGCAGTCGTAACAGATGGCATACCTGCTTGTGTTGCAAGGTCTGTTAAAAATGTTCTTTGTGCTGCTTCAATAAATTCTGGTGGCAAGACTCTTGATTCTGTAACACCGCCTGTTTGAAAACTTGCACGTCCACCATTAGCTAAATTTCTCATTGGTTGTACTTCTCCTCTAAGTCTAAGAAGAAGATCCATTAAACCTCCATCACTATCCCCTGGAACAAAAGGTTTTAAACGATCTGGGAAGCTACCAGGTCCTTCTGGATAAAATCTTTCTTCATCAGGAAATCTTTCTGGTCTTGGTCTAGGCAGTGGAATAACTCTACGTTTATTGTTTTCTAATAATTCTGTTAACATTTCTCTAGTTATGTTAGGAAATCTTTTTCTTCTAGGTGGCACTGATGTATCTTCTGCAGAAGATTCAAACTCTGGTCTACTAGGAAAACCTTCATCTGCTGATCCAGATGAATCAACCGGCATGTTTGCATCTGTCATCTCATTTGCAACTAATCTTTCTGCAACTGACTCAGGTAATTTGTATCTATCCACAAGAATTTGTACAGCCTCTGCAGCTCTACCTGGTGCTGTTCCACTTAATATTGTACGAATAACTTTTAAAATTTCTCCTTCGTTACCTTCAATTAAACCTTTAAGTATTCCTCCAGGAGTAAATTTACCTATACCTCTTAATATATTAGTCGCGTCTTCTTTTAATCTATCTTTATCAATAGCCATTATACAACCCTTTTCTCTAAATTCTTCATTGTGTTATACATCCTTTGTGCTCCCTTTTCAATGCTGCCGTTGCCTGCTCCTCGAACCGCGTCAGCAGTAAATACGAATTCGTTCTTAGATAACATAGCTGGTACGTCATCTGCTTTTTCTTTGATACCTACAGGCACAAATCCACCTTTGTCTCTATAGTCTCGTTCCATGACACCTGCTTTATTTGTTCTCATGATACCTGTTGGCATACCACCTTTTTTCATACCTTGATAATCTGTAGTTCCTTCTAATTCTGCTTGACCAACAATGCCATCAATAAAATTATCTTTCTCTTCATCACTCATAGCTGCATATTCTGGGTTACGTAATGGTGTATAGTAATTATCCATAACCTGTCTCATCTGTGATTTTACTCGTTCTTTTCTTCTTGCCATGTATTCACCTAGAGTTTCACCAGGTTCTTGTGGTTCAAACTCTCCTGTAAAATAACTATATAAAGCAGAAGCACCTGATGTAATACCACCTACTAATAATTTTTCTTTTGTTTTTTGTTTTAATTTATCTGCAAAGGGTATTTTATCTATTGTTGCTTCAGTAGCTTTTTTCATAAAACCTGTTCCTTCTGTTGATGGTGTTTTTGGTACATTGGAATCAACTCCAGGTGTTTTACCTTTAAATAAACTACCAGCTTTTGTTCTTATATCGCCTGCAAGAGTTTTAGCTCCCTCCATACCTTTTCCAAAATAATTTTGTGTACCAGGTATTTGTTGTGCAAGTTTACCAAAACCAAAAGTAGCGGCACCTTGTTTAAATGCATCTGATAAACTACCTCTTTGATCAAACCTACCTATACCTCTCATCAAACCTGCAATACCAGGACTAAATGGTGCAACAAACGGTGCAGCTTTGACTGCAACATCTGCTAATTCATTTGGTATAAGTTTTCTAAATCGTTCTTTTATTTTACTACCAAGACCATACTTTTCTCTTGGGACTGCGTTTGTGATCCCACCCATATTACGTAACTGTCTTGGCATTTGTGCTCTTGTAATCATATATGTTAAATATTGTTTATATTAAAAAGGCAGGGATTTCACCTGAATTTACATTATTACTCGTTTTTCACAAGTAAATCAAGACTATGTTGTAACCTCTCTCGGTTTAGATTGTAGGGCCGAAAGGACCACATGTAGTCTATTTGCTGTAGCTGCAGTCACTTTTAGTATCTCACTTTCCTCCAATACTAAAGGTGCTGATAGTAATTCTGTTGTGCCATTCGCTGATATGGACTTTGTTTTAAATAAACTAAATACATTATCACTAGTATCAGTAATGGTTACTGTAATTGTATCTGCATTTCCAGAGTCTTCTGATACTAATATAGATTTTACAATAGCGGTAGTTGCTGTCGGCACTGTATATAGTGTTGTAGCTGACGTAGAGGTTAGGTCTACTTTTTTATTTACAAATGAATTAGCCAAAGAAAAAAGCCTCCGCCTCTGCTTCGTCTTTTAAATCTTGTTGATATGTTGTGTTTAATTTTTGCACAATACTATCTACATCTCTAACAAACGATTGTTGTATTTGTTGATCGTAATCTTCTGCTGGTTGTGTTAATGCTTGTACTATTCTTGCCATTATCTTCTTCCATCTGGTTGATAGTCTATTCTAAAAGTTCCAACTTTCCAAAATTGACTTGTGCTAGTATTATCTACTTTTAAAGATATTTGTCTAGATCTTGCACGTGTATCTATTTTTTGTGTGCTAGATGTTATTGTAAATGGACCTAATGTAGAACTAGCTTGAGAGTCATTTGGAAAATCTCTTAAATTTAATGTGACTCTTGTATCACCTGTTTGTGCAAGAAAATCCGGTAATACTCTTCTTATTTTCATCATAAACTCACCATCGCCCGCTAAACCTTGTTGACCAATATCAAAATCTCCAGATTCAATTGATGCAGTGATCGCCGTAGTTGCACCTTCTCTTACTTGGTCTAATCCTTTTTCATGTTCATAATAATAACTAACACCATCAGTGTTACCTTGAACAAATGTAGAAGAACCAGATGTGCCATTTGAACTTGTGTCATATTCTGTTGCATGTGGTTTACCAAATACAGCTGAGTCTTGCCACGCAGTTCTTGCTAATGTGCCAACAGTCCATACTGGTCGCTCGGGACTTGAGTCTAGATAATTGTATGCTACCATTCTATTTACAGTTCCAGAACCTGCGTTTGGATAAAACCATATGACTTC